TTAAGACAGGGAGGCAGCGCCGGCATTGGCGGCTGGCGCGGATGCTGTCGGGCCCGCTTCCGAGCCCGCCGGCGGTTTCTCGGCCGCCAGCGGCAGCCGGCGCCGGACGGAGATTCCGGCCGGCGGCGGCGGTGGCGCGGGAGGCGGCGCGACGACGATTTCGTGGGTAGCCGACTGATAGAGCCCGGGGGGGACCGGCACCGGCGGGCTCGCCTGCAGCGGCGCCGCGAACCCCACCGGCCCCGTCGTCAGCCAGCGCATGACCAGGTTCGACCCGGCCAGCGCCGTCAACAGCGCCGCGACGGCATCGAGCGTGTCGCCCGACACCGCAAACCCGTATCGCGCGGCGATGATCGTCGTCATCGGCGCCAGCAGGTTGAGCCACACGGTCTTCGAGGCCAGCGGATTCTTGGGCCCGACAAGTAGTGGGTTCATTCGGTTCTCCTGGTTGCGGGACGGCTTTCAGTGGGGAACGAGGGGGGTCCATTGCGGCCACCAGGCCGGATTGCCGCTGGTGTACCAATCGGCGCGGCGCAGCCAGCCGGCCCGGAACGGGGCGTTGCGGCTGCCCGGCATGCTGATCGCAACATAAAAGGCGGCGCGCGCCGCGCTCAGCCCATCGGCCGCTTTGGCGAGGCCTGCCGCCATGATGAAGGCCGCGGTCGCCGCTGCGGTCTTCGCGCCGATAACCCCGTCCGGCACGGTCCCGACCAGCCGCTGCAGCATGTGGATGCCGACCGCCGGGCCCGAACCCCAGCCGATATCGGCGGCGATCTCGGCCAATGGCGACCAGCTTAGCCGCGCAAAGCCGGGCTGCTCGAAATAGAATCTGCGGTAGATCTCGGCGGCGACCGCGAGCGTTACCCCGGACTGCATCTGCGCCGGGGTGATCGTTTCGGGCGACACGCCGAGATAGGCGGCATAGGTCGAGACCGTGACCCCGCGCATCGTGCCGACGAGCTTGCCGCCGGGCGTGTAGTTGCCGCCATCATGCGGGCTGTCCTGCCAGCCGCCCTCCCATTTCGTGATCGCCGCCTCGAAACACTGGATCGGGCTCGGAATCGTCATCGAGTTCCTCCCTGCCGAGCGCGCGCGGCAGCGATATGCGCGGCGCCCCGGGGCGCCGCATCGGGCCGAGGTTCGGCCCCTAAGAAGCGGCGAAGTGGTCGGCGATGAAGCCGGCGCGTTTGCCGGGCTCCGCCGGAGGTTTTTCCGGCACCCGGCCGGCGCCGCCGCAGGCCGGGCAGAGTTCCTGGCGCCGGAAATCGAGCGGGTCCGGGGTGCCGTCGGCGGCACGGCGCGGCTCTCGCGGCAGCACGCCGCGGCCGGCGCAGCGCTCGCACACCTTCTTTGCCGGGGTCACGGGGGAGCTCAGTGGAAATCGATATGCGGCGCGATCGCGACGATGCCGGCGGCGGCGGCGACCAGCCCGGCCAGTGCCGCCGCCGCCTTGGCGATGGTCCAGCTGATGCCCTCGCGCTGATGGCGCTGCGCGATCAGCGCCCGCAGCTCGTCGCGCATGTCGGTGAAGGCACGCGCGCTATCGGTGACTGCCGCCAGGCCGCCCGCCATCGCCGTCATCTGCGCGGTCAGCGAAGTGACCTGGGCGGTCAGCGCCGACAAGGATTGCGCGCATTGCCGCTCCGCCCCGATCAGCGCCTGCATCTGGTTCGCGAAATCGTGCATCGTCGTGCGGATGCGGCCGGTGTCTTCCTTGAGGGCCTGATGGTGCGCCCCGAGCTCGGCGACGCGCTCGCCGATGCGCTGCAACGGCAGCAGATAAGCGGGGTTGCCCTCGTTCTGCTCGTCGGGCATTGGGCGCGCCTGGGGTCAGCCCGCCGCGCTGGCCGCGTCCCCGGCGGCCGTGAGCGCAACGAATGCGGCCAGCACGGCAGCGGCGGCCTCGCGCTGCGCCGCGCTGGCCCTCGGGGCGAAATCGATGCGCCAGGTCGCCTTGTCGGCGGGGTCGCCGATCGCGACCCCTTCGATCGGGCACGCCGCGGCGACCGCCTGATATAGGCGCAAAGCCGTGTCATCGAGCATGGTCACAGATCCAGGATGGTTTCGAGCTTGGTGAAGTTGCCGGAGGATTGGCCGTAGAAGGTGCCGGCGGTGCCGCCGCTCCACTCGACCGCCTGCGCGTAGTGCAGGCCGAGCCCGATCATCCGGTCGAAGGCGAGCAGCTGCGTGTCGCCGGCGGCGGTCATGCCGTTGGCTTCGGTCGCGGCCGGCGCGCCGGTGGCGTCGAAGGTCACGAAAGCCTGCGCCGGCGCCCCGCCCGAGGCCAGGATCGCATAGCGCGCCTCGACCACCGACTGGCCGAGCCCGTCCACCCAGGTGACGCGGTTGGCGGTGCTGTTGTTGGCGGCACGGTAGCTGCCGTTATAACTCCAGCTCGCGGTCGAATCCTGCGATTGCGCCTGAATGCGCACCCGGTTGAACGCATTGTAGAGGCCGAGCGTCGGATTGCCGCCGCCGGCCGCCGCGGCGGGCGCGAACTGCATCGCGGTCTGCCCGTTGGCGGTCGCCACCATCGTGCCGACATAGGTCGCCTGGTTGACCGCGACCGATACCGTATTGCCCGCGGCATTGCCGAAGCGCAGCGCGATCGTGACCGCGTTGGTCCAGATCCCGTTCAGCATCTGCAACTGGGTCGTGCCCGCGCCGCTGCCGCGCGCCGTGCCGCTCGACCACGCCGGCCCGGTGCCGAGCGCCAGCACTCCGGCATTGCTGAACAGGAACAGATCGTAGAGCGATCCCGCGGCCTGGTAGCCGGCATGGCCGCTGGTGCCGTCGAGCGCCAGGCTCAACTCGGCGAACGGCCGCGATTGCCACACCGTGCCGTTGTACAACGGCACGAAGCCGCCGACATAGGGCGTGTAATAGACCGTGCCGGCGGCGCCGGTGTTGCTGCTCAACACCGGGGTTGCGCTCGCCAGGGTCAGCCGCCCTTGCGGCGCCGGGATGTAGGGCACCAGCCGCGCCGCGCCGCCCGCGGTCGCGCCGTCCTGCACTGCCAGGCTGTAATCGTCGGTGTTGACGACGATCTCGCCCTGCGGGCCGGTATAGGCCGCTACCTGCGCGGTCGTGCCGCGGCCCCATTGCACCTGCGTGTGCGACATGTGCTGCCTCCTCGGGTGCTACGGAAGAGTGCCGAGATTGACATCGAGCCCGGTGGCGGCGGTCACCATTCCGAGATCGGCGGTCGCGATGACCGTGGTCCCGACGGTGCCCCATTCCTGCGAAGTGGTGCCGGCGAGGGCGGAGAGCAGCGGATTGGCGAGCGGGTTGGTGCCGGACCCGGTCAGCGTGTAGACCGTGGCCGTAACGCTCGACAGGTCCTGCACCGATTGGCCGTAATTGTTGAAAGCAGGCAATTTCAAATAGATCGTCTGCCCGATCAGGTTCGCGGCAAAGGTGTAGCGGAACAGCAACCCATTAATTCGGGCAAAGGACGCTGCCGCCGAATGGGCCGTGATCGGGGTCCCGTAAGCGCCGCGCACGAGATAGCCGCTCAAGCCGTATTTGTTAACGGCGATCAAGGTCGCGGTCTCGTAGGAGATCAGCTCGCCATCGACCCAGCACAGGGTGGCCAGCTTTTGCGCTTCCGCCACGGTGCCCGAGAGCAGCTGCCCCTGGCTCTCGGTCAAATCCACCGCCAGCGTATCGGTGGTATCCGGTGAGGCGTGCGCCGGAAACGGCGAGGTCAGCACCCCCGTGACGCAGCCGCGGCTGATCGTGCCAATCTGGCTATAGGTGTCGCCGTCGAGCGAGACCCAGATTTCGCACCCGCCCCAGTCTGGGCCGCCGGATGCCGCCAGCCAGACCTCGTTGGTGCCGTTGGTCAGTGCCGGCGGCGGCTCGAAGATGATCGGCGGATTGGTATCGCCCGGCATCACGAGCGGATTTGTGAGGGTTGCCTGCCAGGCCTGACGCGAATACGCCGCGGCAGTGCCAATGCCGATCGGCTGGATCGCCGGCAACGGCATCAGGGTGTCACTCCCGGGACTTCCTCGGCCTCGATCGTCAGTTCGCCATTGTCGTTCTCTTCGACGCTGATGATCCTGACCGCCGCGTTTGTCAGTCCCAGCTGCGCATCGGTGACCAGCACGATGTCCATCGGCTCGAGCAAACAGTACCTCCAGCCAAGCTGGAATTTGTAGGTGTTCCGGATATATTGCCGACGCTGCAAAATCAGCTGCGCCGCGGTTGCCGCGACCGTCTGCCGGCAGATCGCGTGCGCCGCGATCGCCGGCTCCATGCGCAGCCCGAACTGGTCGATGGCACCCTGGTCGAATGCGGCGACCATCGCACAGTCATAGAAGTTCGAACGATCGGCGAATTCGAGCGACAACCAGTTGGTCGCGTCCGCCGGGTTGACGCGGGTGACGATAACCGGATCGTCCGACCCTGCCGCCGCGGCACCGGCGCCGGCCCCTCGCGCGCTTTCCCAGGGGATGAAGTCATCGTCGCCGAGGCTGTAGACCGGCACGAGGTCCGGGCTCCAGGCAGCGCCGTTCGCCGATAGCGGCTGGTCCCCATAAGGAACCAGCTTCAGTTGGTTGCCCGACCAGATGACGGCGCTGTTGGTCACCGTCGCGATATCGCTGAGATGCTGCCCGGCGTCCTGTTGCGTATCAAGCACCGGCGACAGCATCAATCCGGCGGCGGCGCAGTAATCGCCGTAGCCGGTAAGATCGGCGAGGTTGGCCGCCGGGAACGACGCCCCGTACCGGGCATTGGTCAGGAAATCGACGATGATGTCCTTCGGGTTGGCATCGTTCGGAAAATTTACGTTCGACCCGGCAAACAGGCCTTCGACCTCGAACGAGAAATTCGGCAAGGCAGGCGAGTTGCTGAGCGCCAAAGGCGTGCCGGTGACATAGGCAGTGCCGGAATATCCGAGCACCGGCGTATTGCTGTCGGTGGTTTCGAAAACCGGGTCCACCACCTGGCCGTCGTCTCCGGAATAAAACGACAGTCCGGCGGAATCGAACCCTTCGACCCCTTGCGAGACCCATACCTGGTTGATTGCCCCGACCGGTCCCTGGCAGATCCCGAAAGCGACATAAACGCTGTATTGGGTGTTGCCGGATTTGCCGCCGATGCCGCCTTTGCCGCCCTTGCTGCCGCTCGCGCTCAGCCCGAAATATTCGATCAGATTGGGAGCGACCCGGTTCCAGCCGTAGCAGATCGGTATGACCGAGCCCTGCTCGCTGGTCTGATAGCGCAGGCTCTGGAGCGTCGAGCTCGACGCGGCGTTGGTCAGTCCGCTCATATGAGAATGATCCCGCTGTCAGAACGGATCAAAGAACTTCACAGCACGGCCGGCGAGCGGCACCTTCGCGGCATCGCCGAAAACCACCCCGGTGCGCACGAAGGCATGGATCACCCGCGGCCAGGCGGTGACGATCGCACCGTGCGAAAAGGTCCGGCCGAAGCGGAACACCGCAACATCGGCAGGCCGCGGCGGTCCGCCGACCTCGCGGGCGTATCGCCGAATGCCATCGAGGTAGCGCTCGGCATCGCGATGCATGTGCCAGTCGGGCGGGTAATGCATCGGCTCGGCATGCGAGATGATGCCTGCCCGCTCATAGACCTCGGCCAGCAGCATCAGGCAATCGACGCCGCCGCCGGCTACCCGTCCGCGGTGGTGATAGGGCGTGCCGAGCCAGCGGTGCGCTTCCCGCAAGACCGCCGCGCGACCGCTTGAGTCGGACACTGTCGTTGCCGACATGGTCACAGAGCGGTTTCGGGTGGCGGGATATACGGGAAGCCGCCGTAGCGGCCGAGATTGTCGAAGGTGCCCTGGCAGGTCGCAACGGTGTGGTCGCAGCCCGGCAGGAGGGTGAACCGGTCGCCGGCTGCGATCGAAAAAAAGAACGGTTTCAGCAGATAGGCAGCGCCCGCCAGCAGCCGGCTGACGGTTCTGACATAGCCGGCATTCTGGCCGGTGACGCCGGCTATCGTGCCCTGATCGTAAAGCGTCGCGGGGCTCGGCGACAGCCCGGTGGCGATCTGGGCCTGGCTCGATCCCGCTAGACAGGCGACGGTCGCCGCCAGGCTCAAGCGGTCGAAACCGCACATGACGTCGCCGAAGATGTGGTTGCAGCCGGCCTGATACAGCCGCCGCGGCATCTGGATCTTCAGCAGATCCTTCATGTCGACGGCCTTGATGTCGATCCTGGTGCGGCCGACCGAGATTTCGCCGGTGCGGCCATAGAACAGGATCGCCGTGCCCTGCACCACGCCATATGGCTGCATGAAGGCGCGGTCGAGTTCCACGACGGCGCCGTCGAACAGGCCGATGCGCATCGCCTGCTGCCAGTTCAACGTGCCGATCCGGTCGTTGCCGCCGGCGTTGATCGCGATGTCGAGTTCGCCGACCTGCACGCCGATATCGCTGCGGGTCTTGCTGCGGCTGAAGCCGGGGCCGAGGGCGAAAGTGGCCGAAACGCCGGCATTGACCGAGGTGGCGGCGAACGCGCCGGTCGAGATCGGAATCTGTGCCCCTGACAAGCGCAGGGTTTCGCCCCCGGCCAGCACGAAGGTGTAGAGATCGGCCATCGCCAGCGGCGATCCCGGGCCCCACCCGGCCAGCACATCGTCGAGCCCGGCGCTGAACGGTTTCATGGCAGCACCGACACGAATTGCAGCTTTTGCAGCTGCCACAAATTCTGCATGAAGTTCTCGAACTGGCTGGCGTCGTCGAGAAAACGGCAGCGGAAATAGTAGGTGAAATCGACGGTGATGCTGAGGCCGGCGTCGGGCGCCGTGGCAAAGGTGACGAGGCCGGTGCCGGCATCGACCCTGTAGCCGCCCTGGACGATGCCGTTCAGATACACGGCGCCGACCCGGTTCGGTGCCGCGATCGGCTCGAAGAAGCCGCCGAGCCCGCGCCCGAGCTGGAATACCGTGGTCGAGCCGTCGCCAATCCCGATCTGCTGGGCGAAAACCGCATCGTCGCTAGGATCGTCGAACAGGAAGGTGTCGTACGCGCCCTGGCGGGCCAGGAAGAACCCCATCAGGGTTTGCAGATCGGCCACCGGCAGGTAGGTGAAGGTCAGGGTGAAGGTCCATAGCGGGCTGGGCATGTCGAGCACCCGCAATTCGCGCCCCGAGACGGCGCGCTGGATGCGCGTAGCGAAACCAGGCGCCTTCGCCACCGACCAGCCCTGGCCGATCAGCGACGGAAAAACCGCGGTGCTCATCCCTCACCGCGCCATCGTCGCCGGGTTGAAGCCGCGCTGGGCGCGGGCCAGCGCCCGCGCGATATTGTGCGCCTGCGACATCACGAACTGCGCGCCGCTGCGGCTGTCGATCGCGTGGATATGGAGGTGGGTATCGCCGGCGCGGCCGCCGGCCCCGATCATATCCTGCAATCCTTGGCTCAGATTCGCCGGCAGCACCATCTCGCGGGCATGCAGCAATGCCGGGGTGGCGCCGCTGAAGCTCGGCAAGGCCCAGCCGCCCGCCGCCGAAGGGATCGCCGGCGGCACGATGCCGCCCTGGGCGAAGCCGAGCAGATCGAACAGGCCGCTGAAGCCCCACCCGCCGGCGCCGCCGCCGGCTGCCGCACCGGCCAGGTCGGTCCCGGCGGTGGTAGCGCCACCGGTCCCCGCGGCGCCGGTGACAGTAGCCATCGCGCTGTCAACGGCGGTGACCATATCCGCCATCGCGCTGGTCGTCGTGCTCGACATTTCCGTCATTGCGGTCGTGACTGCGGTGGTGTCCGCGGCGGCGCCGCCCGACATCAGACCGGTGCCGAACAGGCCACCCGGTTGGCTGATGCCGACCAGCGCCATCAGCCCGGCGCCGAGGCCGGTGCCGCCTTTGGCCTGTGCGCCGCCGACCGCACTGGCGACGGTGCCGCCGGCAAGGTCGGCCAGGCCGGAGGCAGCCCATTTCGCCGCCATCGTCTCGATCTGGTCGAGGAAGAACGTCTCGAAATCCTGCATCAGCTTGACGGCGCCCTTCTGCCAGGTGGTCTGCCCGGTCAGGATGTCGTTGAAGTTGCGCTGCGCCGAGCGGCCGAGCTCGTCGAAGGCCTGCTCGTAGGAGCGCTGGATCCGGTCCGCCTGCTGCCGCGCCGCGTCGGCGATCTTTTTCTGGTCTTCCTCGACCTGCGCGGTGTAGCGCGCGTCGAGCTGCATCAGCTGCTGATAGGTCGTGAGCTTTTCGGCCGCGCTCGCGTCATCGCTCGCCAGCATCGCTTCGAGCCGGCGGCGCTCCTGCTCCTCAAGCTGCGCCGTGTACTCGATGTCGAAGCCCAGCGCCTGCTGGGTCGTGATCTTTTTCTGATCGACCAGGATCTGCATGTCGCGCTGGAAGCCGGCGAGATAGGATTTATCCAGGCTCGCCTGCACCGCGGCATTCTGCTCGGCCAATCTTTGCATTTCCGCCGCGGCTTGCTGCTGAGCGCCGACCATCGCCTGCTGATTGCGCGCGAAGGCCGCGCCGGCCTCGGCGAATTGCGCCGAGCTGCGGGCGACCGGATCGGCGAGACCGCCGACCGCCTCCTTCAGCCGCTCGATCGCGGCAAGCGCATCCGCGACATCGCCGCCGAACTTGATCTGCACGTCATCGGCCAAGGGTCACCTCGAACAGGGTGCCGAAACGCCAAGGCCCCGCCGAAGCGGGGCCCCGAGGGGAAAGAAAGCGGCAGCGGCGGGTGTCCGGAAGTCAGCTCCGGTCCAGCCGTATCGTCGCGAAGGTCGTGAAACTGTGCGCTCGGGCGAGGTCCGGCGACCCCTCCCATTTGACCAGCCGGATGAATGAGAACGTCGCGCCGCAATAGGGCACGCCGGCAGCGTGCGAGGTCATCGTGTTATGCCCGGCGGCCGCGGTCGCATTTGCTTCAAGCTTCTTGTCGGACACGATCTTCGGCTTCACCGAATTCTCGAAGAAGCGGTATGTCGCAATCCTGTCGAGGTCCGGGCAGCCGCTCGGCCGCAGCCGCAACAGGGCCTCGTACAGGCCGGTGCGGTCATAGTCCTGCTCGGTGCGCGCCAGGCTGGGGTCTCCGAACAGGCTGGACTCGGCGCCGGCCACGGTTCCGTCCGGCGCCGCATGCAGCACGATGACCAGCCGCTCCTGGCGGCCGGGCAGGTTGCCTGCAAGTGCGACAAGAGGCGGGCCGAGCGGCTTTCCGTTGGCATCGACCCGATCGCGCCGCGCCAAGGCGGCTGCGAGCAGGTTGCGGTCGATCGTCAGCGACTGCCCCAGTGATGCCGCGCAGGCCTCAATCTCGCGTCCAAGGCATCCCTGACCGCCGACGGCCGCCATCGATGCGGTTGCGGTCGCCGGGCCCGCCGGCGGGCGCGCGGCGCAGGCCGCGAGCAGCATCAATACAGCGCCTATCGCGACCTTGCGCACCGGGTCCGCCATCTGTTAGGCCCGGCAGGAACGTAACCCGGGCACTCCCGCCCGACAATGCTGCGGACGTTTTCTTTCACGATGCTGCGACGGGCGATTGCGAGCCGCGCGCCGAGCCCAAGGCGCGGGCGCGGTTCCTGCGGCGCAGCTCTTCGACGTCGAAAACCGGCTGCGGCATGCCCAGAGCCGCGTCACCGGCCCTCGCCAGCCCGGGCGGCAGAGCATCGGCAGACGGTGCCGGACCGGAACGCCGGCTGCGAACGCCAAGGACAGCGGCGAGCAGCAGGTGTACCGGCGGGTGCCGTTCCCAATAGCGGAAGATTTCCCCGGCCTCGGCCAGGGTCATCCGATCGATCGCCGGGTAAGGGTAGCCGCAGCCGGTGGCGAGGGCGCCGTAGATCTCGGCTAGATCCCCGTCACCGGCGACTCTTCCCCCAGGGCGCCCGCGGCGGCACCTCCGCCCGCGTCTTCCCCGGCATACCCCCGGGCCTGGTGCTCGGGGTGTTCACGGCGTACCAGCCCGGCCTTGCGGATCACCGCGGCCACCGCGTCGTTGAGCTGGTCCAACGTGGCTTCCATCGCCAGCACATCGTCAAGGGTCAGCCCCGGACGGGCCCGGAGCAGGCCGGCATGGACGATCTTGGCGGCCGCATCGACGAGCCCGCCGGCGCTTTTGCCGGCCATGCCGTCGAGCGCGTCGAGCAGCAACCGCAGCTGCCCGAGACTGATCGGCGGGATCGTGAAGGTTTCGGCGCCGAGGGAAATGGTATCCTGTGTCACTTCCGGCCTCATTCGTTGGTCCCCAAGGTGCCGATCGTGCCGGTCGCATCCGCGAAGGCCGAGAAGTCGAACTCCTGGATCTCGTAATCGTCGATCTTGGTCGGCAATGACAGCTTGGTGGCGGTGCAGGCGTTGAGCACCAGGGACAGCGCCGCCGAGACGCTTTGGGTCGCCTTGACGGTGTAGAAGCTCGCCCGGAACACCGGGGTGTAGCCCATCAGCTGATTGGTGATGATCAGCTTCTTTCCCGTGGTCACGCTGTAGACATACGAGATCAGCAGCGCGGCACCGGCATCCGCGGCAGCGAAGGCGTAGGCTCCGGTCGCCAGGTTCACCGCATACTGGCCGGCAGCGGCGGGTGTCGTCACGCGGGTGAAGCGGTTGCCGGAGCCGGCGTAATAGACGCCCAGATCATCGACAAAGCTGCCGGCATTGGCCACCGTCGCGGCGAACGGGGTCGAAGCCGGCACGACCGCCGCCTCGTTCTCGGCTACGGTCAACTGCCCAGTGGCCGGGGTCTGGCCGAAGAACAGATCGCCATATAGGGCCCCGAAGATGCGGGCGAACTTGGCCTTGCCGGTGATCTTGCCCTGGCCGCGCGCGATATCGACCGGGAACTGGTTTTGGCCCCAGAGCTCCTTGACCGTCCAATCGATGTCAATGTCGATCTCCTGCAGGATGCCGAACTGGTCCGGGCCGATGCCGGAACCGGTGACATCGGTGCGGTTGCCCCACAGCGCTCCGGCGCCGAAAGCGAGCTGCATGTCACGCACCCTCCTGCAAGCGGCGCTTCAGATCCTCCTTGGCCGCGAAGGCGATGTTCCAGGTCACGGTATTCTGCGCCACCGAGGAGCCGGGAAAATGATCGCTCCACCAGCGCTCGACGACCGCGTCGGTATCGCAAACCGGGGGCCGCGCGGCATTTTCCGTGGCCGGCCGGGCGGCCGGTTGCGGCGGCGTCTCAGCCTCCGCAGTTTGTGGCTGCTCCATTGTCAGGCTCCTCTACAGGCACAGAATTTCGATGGGAATGATCGCAATAGCCTGGTCGCCGAGCACCCCCTCGTCGGTCTCGATCTTGCCGGCGATGCAGAGGTGGCTGACCATTTCCGGCAGGCCGAGATTCTGGATGCCGGTCACCGGCGATGGCGCCAGCGCCGCCTCGACCGCATCGATCAGCGGGTTCAGCAGCATTGCGGGTGCGAGGTAGGGGTCGCTCGAGTGCAGATAGAGGTAGAGATCGGCAGCCAGCGTCCACACCGTCGGGGCGCCGAGGGCCTTGACCGCGGCGGTCTCCGATCGCTGGCTCATGAACAGCGCCGGCTGCTCCGCCGGGTCGACCTCGCTCCAGTGGCGCAGCCGCCGCTCTGCCGTAACGAACCCGGCCGCTTCGCTTGCCAGCGCGAATAACGCGGCATAGATCGGCTCGCGCGCGATCATGAGCGCACCGCCTCGCGCACCGCCGCCGCCACCGCCTCGCGGATCTCCGGCGCCATCTCGTCGAGCGCGGCGCGGAGAAAGGATCGTTCGGGCATGGTCACGGCCGGGATCTCCACGCGCTTGAAGAAGCGCTGTTTTCCCTTCCATGGGAAGGCGAGGGCGCGGGCGCCTTGTGGCATGACTTCGCGGGCCGGCAACCTGCCGCCATATTCGTGAATGGCGGCATAGACGACATCGGTGCCGATGGCGGCCTCGGCCGCTCCGCCCACCGTTGCGAACCGGGCGGTGATACTTGCCGCGAGGCGGCCGCTGCGCTGCTGCAACACCGCGCCCGACAGTTTGCGCTGCACATCCTCGCGCAGCGCCAGCCCAAGGCTCTCGATGGTTTGCGCCAACCGCCGCGCCGCTGCCGACGGCAATGCCGCCAATCGCTCCTGCAGCGCATCGGCGCCGGTCAAAGCCGCGGTGATCATATCGCCGCCAGCAGGGCCGGATCGGTGGCGGTCGCCGCCGGCACCAGGGAAAAGCCCGACATCGGCGCGACCATGCGATATTGCGCGAGCACCGTCCGGATGTCGGCGCTCATATCCAGTTGCGAAAAGCGGACGGTCTCGCCGCCGAGCGATTTCGACACCGCGCCAATCCGGCTGCGCTCGCGGTAGCGCTGCGCTACCAGCTCGATGCAGGCCTGCGTAATCTCCGGCGGCGTGACGACGTAGCCGGCGGTATAGAGCAGGATGACATTCTGCGCGCCGCGGCTGAAGACATGCCCGTGCAGCACCAGTTCCGTCGAGGTAAACAGGTAGCCGCCGGCGAGGCCGCCGCCCGGCGACGCCGGCGAGATCGTATGCCCGTCGATGGTCACCGACAGCACCGCGGTGACCGGAGGGTTGGCGAATTGCAGCCGCTGCCCGCCGGTTCCATCCCGCACCTCCTGCCAGTCGCACGGCGCAATTCGGCGGTTGAGCCAGCCCTGGATGAACTGGCTCGCGGCCGAAATCAGGCGGGTCAGCAGCGCGTCGTCGGCGGCCGGAAACGGGTTTATCCCGGTTTGCAGCCACGCCTTGACGTCGCCGAGCATCGCGAGATCGCCATATGCCACGGCTCAAGTCTCGCCATCTTTGCCGGTGGCCGGCCCTTCGACGACGGCGAAGCCATGCGCGCCGAGCGGCTCGATCGCCCCGGCGGGCACCGTCACATGGCCGTTCTGGTCGGCCCGGTATTGGCGCCCGCCAAAGCTGCAGACGGTCGCACTGCCGTGCTTCAGCCTGACCATGCCGGAAGGCAAACCGTCACTGTCTTTCGCCATTCAACAAGCTCCTTTCCGTGGATCGCCCGGAGATCGGGCAAGGCTGCGGGACGCGCAGCAACGGCGCTCCCGGCATCCCGGTTCGCGCTCAGCCATTGGCGATGTTCGTGATGACACCGAGCGCGAACGGCGCGTAGACCGCCAGCACCTCTTCGGCATAGACGCCGACCTGACGCTGACGGGTGACCACCGGCCAGTCGATCTGGTAATAGTCCTGCCGGGTCTTGACCTCGGCAACGTTGGGCACCTCGTTCGATTGATACTGGACCGGCAGGTTTTCGGCCCAGCCCAGGATGGTGCCGGGCGGTACGCGCGGATGGATGCGGATCGGTATCCGCAATCCGCCATTGATCGCGAACGGGTTGTAATAATACGACACGGTGACCGAGGCGGCGAAGTCGAGAGCGGTGCCGTCGCCGCTGACCTCGTAGCGGACCAGCGGACCGGAAGCATTCGACAGCACCTTGTTGGTGATGTTCTTCAGCTCCTGCGAGTTGACATAAAGCACAGTCGGCGACAGCTCGTAGAGGTCCCACATGCGCTCGAACATCGCGTCGATTTCGACCACCGAGCCGCGGCCCGAAGCGGTCAGCGTCGTGCCGGTGCCGGCGGTGCCCGTCCCGAGGATGTTGACGTAGGCGTTGGAGCCCGCCTTCAACGCCGTCGTCAGCAGCCCATCATAGGCATAGCCGGGGTTGGCCGAATTGTCGGCGGTGACCGCCGCCGCCGCTTGATTGCCGCTGGACAGTGGCACCGAGAGGGCGAGGCTGTTGATCGTCGTGATCGCCTGCAAGGTCTCCGACCCTGCCGCCCCGACATACCAGGCATAGGCCACCGCCCCCTGGATCGGAGTGACGGTGGCGAACAGGGCCTGGCCCAGTGTCACCGGCTGCGTCGCGTTGGCGCTCTTGTTCGATGAACCGCCGGCGAGCGTGAAGGTCTTGCCGTCGGCGCCGGTAATGGTTTTGGTTGTGGCGATGCCGCCCGACAGGCTCGAATTCTGATAGCCTTCGAGCGTCAGCGCGGCGACGATCACCGAATAGGTCGCGGCCGGCAAGGTCGCGCCCGAACTGGACGCCGAGGTGACCGGCGTTGCCGGCGTCCCCAATTGCAGCGAGGCGTTGCCGGCGAGGATCGCCATCTCCTCCTTCAGCATCATCTTCTGCAGCAGGCGAAAGGTCATGCGGGCCTGGATGTCCTCGAAATAGCGGCCGGCGCTGATCGCCTCGTAGGTGGCCGCGTCTTCCTCGCCGATCGTCACGTAGGCGGCGGATTTGCTGGAGGTGGCGTAGCTCATCTGGCCCGAGCGCTGGCCTTCCGGCACCCATCCCATCGCGTCGAAGCCGGAGCCGATGATGGCCGTGACCTGGCGCCAGTTGGTTGCGGTGCCGGTGCCGCCGCCGACCCGCGGCATCGCGTTGCGGATCGGTGTCACGAACGGGTAGAGGTTTTTCGCCGGCGCCTGCAAATCGAAGGCAACGAGGCCGGTGCCGGTCGAGATCGTCTTGGCGATCTCGTCATTGGGGCGGCGCAGCGCACCCTTGACCAGATCGAGGGTTTCGAGTGTCGGATTCATCGGGTCACTCCCTGGACGCGGGGCATTAAAAAGCCCGGCCGCCGGCCGGGTCGCGGCGACGGCATCGCCGGATCGCTCAGCGGATGGTTTTGTCGCGGGGTTCCTCGGCCCCGAGGCCGAGGGGCCGGAACGGATTGGCGTGGGCGGCTTTGATCAGCGCGATCGTGCGCTCCTCGCCGCTCATCTCGGCGAGCGCGGTCACGACATCATCAGGCGCGGCGACGCGGTTGGCGTCGTCGCGTTTCGAGACGCCGGTCACCGCGCGGGCCGCGGTCAAAGGCGGCATCGGCGTCCGCGCGATGTCCTCGACCCGCTCGGTCAGGCGGTCGAGGCGCGGGACGATGTCTCCGAGGGTCGATATCAGGGCTGCATTATGCTCCAAGGCCTTGGCCAGAGTTTGGGTGACGGCGGCCTTGTGCGGGTGCACCTGATCCGCTTCCGCAAGAGCATCGTAAACAGCGGCACGCGGCACGCCGCAGCGGGCCCCGGCGGCGCAGAGATGATCATGCGCCGTCGCCAGGTGTCGCCGAGCCGCGGCCGATGGTGACGTGTCCTCGCGGTCGTGACGACAGCATCCGCCTGCGGTCAGAATGCTCAAGCATTCGTGCAGATGATCGAGCACTTTCTGGTCGAAGGCCGTGCGCCCGGCGCCTGGCCTGTCGCCGGCGTCGGCGAGCGGCATGGGGGCCGTGTACGGCGGCGGCTCGGCAAGAGCGTCGCCCGCTACCGGAACGGCGGTATCGGTTTCGGTTCGCGCCGCCTTGCCGCCTTGCTGCTCGAACAAGGCCGGCCCGGCGGCGTCGATGCGCGCCTTCCAGGCGGCAACGATCCGCTGCTTGATGTGGTCGACCTGGTCGGGCGTATACCGGGCCGCGTTGTCGGGCTTGTGGATATAGGCCCAGACGGCGCGGATATGGGCTTCGTCGTCCAGCGGATAGCGCTTGCGATGATCGGGCTGGTAACCCGGATCGGCGTGATCGGCCTCCGCATCAGGGCTCGGATGCGGGGTTTCGCCCGCGGCTCCAGCCTCGATGCAGCGCATCGCCGCCGCCTTGCCGAGATGCCGATGCCCGAGCATGCCGCAATCCCAGATCTGCACCGGCTGGTACCCGCTCGCCGGCGTCGAGCGCATCATGCCCGTGCCTGCAAGGGTTTCCGATGTAAGGGTCTCCGATCGCTTCCAACAGTCGAACACCGCTTCCGGATTGGCCGGCCGGTCGACCAGGCTGATCTCGTTCAGCACGAGCGCGGTGATGACATTGCGATCGGCAGGATGCCGCGCCGTGACCCGGCCGCCGATCGAAAAGCCCTTATAGACGCCGCTTTCGACCTTGGCCCAGGCCTGGCCATCGACGACCTTGGCCGCCACGTAGAGGCCCTTCTCGTCGAGCGCCGTCTCGATCGCGACCCCGACCGCCGAAGGCTGGTGCATCTCTCGGATATTGGCGAAGCGCATGTAGTCGTCGAGCGCCGCAGCCAACGCCTCGCGCGTCACGATCTCGCCCTGCTCGTCCTTCGCCTCCGTGGAGGCATATCCCCACACGGTCCGCTGTTCGGCATCGAGCTTCGCGATGGGAGCGTAAAAGCGCATGTCAGTTCCTCTTGAGTGCCGATCTTGACCGAGCACGGCGGGCTCTGCGGACCGGCGCGCCGCTTCCGAAGTGACCGGCAAGCGGCGGCGGCCGCGGATGGATCACCAGGCCGGCCGGTGCCGTGTCGAACACCGGCGCCTGGGCTTGCGGTGCGACGATCCGTTGTTCCCGCATGATGCGGGCCAGCCCGAGCGCCAGGCCGACTGCCCCGGCCAACCCGACCGCGCCGCCGAACACGATGACGGTGCCGCACACGGCCCGTATCAGGTCATGCTCAAGCATGGCTGCCCCTTGGCGCGGAATTGAGGATCAGGGCCGATACGTCGCGGCGTGCGGTTGGCCGAGGTCTGGTCGAGGCGCGCCGGACCAGCCGGCGCCGCCAGAGCCGCTTAGGGCGTGGGCGCAGCCCTTCCGGGGCCGCGCAGCGGCACGGGGCCGGCGGCGGAGTAGATCAGCGCCGTGTTGCCCTCCGCCAGCGGTGCCATCCCGAGCACCGCGCGCGCTTCATTGACGGTGAAAACCCCGTCCTTGACATAGATGTCGAGGATGCGCGCCTGTTCCGCCGGGTCCGTCGGCCGTATATCGGACCATGCGAATTCCAGGTCGGGATGGCCGAGGCGGTCCTGAGTGACATGGTCCGCGAGCCGCTTGATCCAGCCCATCAGCGGCGCCAGGCCTTCCTGCAGGGCGGCTTCCTGGGCCGTCTCGGCGGTGGCGCGGTTGACCTGGCGGGTGAAGGCGGTGGCCGGCAATGAGAAGGCGTAGCAGACGATGCGCGCCAGCCATTCGTCGAAATCGTCCTTGTAGGGTGCCTTCTTGAAGGCCTGGTATTTGGCGCCGGTCGGGCCCCAAACGAGCCGGGTGCGCTGCCCGGTATTGCCGGCGAGCACGCTGTCGAACCAATCCTGGAATTGCCGGATCTGCTCGACATTCCAGCCATCGGGCGCGTTGAGCAGACCGGGAGGCACATTTCCTTCCGTGAAATGCTGCAATTGCATCAGCTGGCGGCGCAAGGCGATGTTCACCGTCATGACGATCTGCTCGACCGGCCCGAAGCCATAGACCCGGTTGGATCGCCGGTTGCGCGGCAGATAGATCAGCTCGTCGCCGGTCAGCAATTTCCACGGACGGCCGTGAATGACCTGCTCGTAAGCCGGCGCCGGCGGGCGCGGACGCCGCCCGGTATCGTC